GATGAATGCAAAGAGCCGTTTCACGAGGTCACACCTACCCATTTCGCGACCGCCGGATGATACGCCAGCAAGATTCCATGCCCCGCCACGACCGTTGCCGCCGGCGTGATATTCCCTGCCGTATTCACGGCGAAGCCATCCTTCGCATAGAGCATCAGCGGCCCAGCGAACCCGATGGGCGAATTGATAGTTGTAATTGTTGCCGTCCCGGATACGGCATGGATGAAGTTGGTCGGCGAAATCGTCGTCGCGCTCGCGATATCCGTCCCGTAGCTGTAGAGAGCCGAATTCAACGACGGCAGCAAGGTCAACTGGAAATAGTTGATCATGTACTGGTTAAGATTCGGCAGAAATCGCATCACCGCATCGCGCAACTGTTGGAAGCTGCGCACGCCGGTTATATCGATCGACGGCGGCGTAAAATTCGCAATAGCCATCAGCGAATCCCCCCAACCCTGTAGTCATAGGAGAACGCGCAGACTTCCGGCCCCACATCCGCGTTCGTGGTCAAGGTTTCCTCGGTGCCTACCGTGGTCAGTTCCCACTGATGCCAGCGGTTGTACGCGCGGTAATAGAACCATCCGTCATTGCCAAGCACACCCGCAGGCCCGACAATATTCGTGCCGCCGACATGGTTGGTATTGAAGGTCGCGAGACTGGATGACTTCGGCGAGATGTTGTAGCGCGGACGCACCCGCATCACCTGCCCCAACAACGCCTCGTCCCCGTAGTAGCCGGTCTTGAGCCGCATGATTCCCGGCGTGCCGCTGTAGCTCTGGAGAATGTTATTGGTATCGAAGTAATAGCCCGCGATCAGCCCCGGTTGCGTGTTCGGACTCGGCACGCTCGGCGTATTTAGATAGCCGGTGCCCCATCGCTGCGCTCGCCGCGAATAATTCACATAGCGATCCGGCACGCCTGCGCTCGGAGTCGCCTTCGAGACAAAGAACCACCAGATGACGCCGTGATAGGGATCGTAACGGCCCAGCGCATTCGCCAATTGAGTCGGATCGGCTACGTCAAAGAACCATTCCTTGAGATTGTTCGGAATCGCCTGCGGCGTGTAACCGCCGGAAAAGTAGAAATCGTCAGTCCCGATCCACGCCACGCCATCCGGCAGCGGCACTACGCTTTCCTGCCCCCACGCTCCCGTGAAATCCGACACTAATTGGTTGCCCCAGACCGCTTGGCCGCCGACGTACTGAAAAAGCCAGGTGGCCGTGTTCTTGAATACGAGAGCGTTGCGATAGATGGGGGCCGCCGCGACGACGTTTCCGGGATAGTCATACAAAGTCCCCGACCCGGCTTGAGTCTGGATATCCGGCGTCCAGTTGTTATCCGTCCCGAGCGCGCTTGCGTACCAGTTCGCGCCTGCGAACATCAGCACCTGCCCATTGATTGCGACGACGCACGTTGCGCCCACCGGCGGACTGCCGCCTAGCGCCGCAAAGGTGCCTGTCGTCCCGGTCGCTACTTGCGGCGTTATGCCCGCGCCACCGACAGCGATCATGTCGTCGTTGAACTGCGCAAAGCGCCAGCGTCCGGCACCGAATGGCGTCGTCCCCATCGAATCGGCCTGCACCCAAATCGAGCCGAAGGGGCGATACAGATGATTCGCGCCGCCCGCCCAGAATTGAGTAGCTCCTGTGCTGTAATAGCCGATCGTCGATCCGGTCGGCGTTTCCGGCAATGCGCCGGCTACATACGGAGCCGCTGCGTTCAGCGCCTGAAAGCCCTTGAGCGTAGGAATCGCCTGATCCATGTCGAGCAGGATGCCTTGCCCTTGCGATGGCATGGTCGGGTCGAGGTCTGGCGCAAAATCTGCCAGTTCAACCGTCTGCGATTGGCCTTGCTGATAAAGCGGCATGTCACCACGGAGAGGCAGGAATGCCCGCGCCTCCCGAATTGTCCATTTGGATGCCCTGACTCCGCAGCGCATTCAATTCTTCCGTGGCTGCGCTCATGCTGACCTGCGCCGATTGCGGGTCTTTCAAGACCTCGCGCTCGATCGACGCCTGCGCGTACTTCCTGATCAGCCGCTCCGCCGTGGTTGTCCAGAAATTATAGTCGGTAGTCAGAGTCACCAGTTGCGGTGCGCTCCGATACGACAAGGTGATCGGGTAGAAGGAGTTCGGATACGGCCAAAGGTAAATCTGCTGCTGAAACCACGCCCACATGGTTGGATAGGACTCTGGTGGCGTAGGCCGAATCACATCATAAGCCCGCAAGTCCTGATACGAGATCATCGTCATCTGCTTGCGGATATTGAGCGACCACGTAACCTCGACGATCGACGGCGATACATAGTCAATCGGCGGCACGTACTGGTTGACGTTGTACACCGTCGCCAATTGGGTATAGATGCCGGTCTGGAACACGCCGATGTTCGCCCAGATGATCCCCGTTGGCGCTCCGCCGTTATCGTTGACCGTGCCCGCCGTGCCGCTCGCGGGCGGCGGAGTCGCAGGACTCGCCGGCACCGTGAATATGGTGCTAGGCCACGTCGGCTGTGTAGCGGGGTCGGACAACCCACTATTCAGCGCGCAGAACACATAGGTCACGCCGCCAGTCACGCCCGTAATCGTAGAACCTTGCGGGTAGTTCGTGGCCGCCGCCCAGCTAGGGATCGCGGTGTTGTCGGTCTCGTTGAAAAAGAAAGGACGCCGCTGGAAATACCGCATGGCGTCCTGGAGATATACGATTGCTATGTTCTGAAGGTCAGGCCGATTCAGATCGTCCAGCAATCTTCCGATTTGCTGCCCGAAGGTTCGGGTATCTTTCTGAGCTGCGGTGTATCCTTCTCCCACATGCTCTCTCGCTCAGCGTTGCACGTAGTCCACGTAGCCAGTGATGGTGCTGGTCTGCGTCGGAGTCAGACAAAGCGCATCGCCCATCGGGACAGTAAACATCGTCGAAGCCGGTGGGACATCGATCGTCGTCGCATTCGCGCCCGCCGTGAGGCCCCCCGTAATCACGCCGCCGATATTCGTCGCCCCCGTGGCGCAGACCGATCCCGTGCCGTAAGAGAATTGCCCGGTGTTCGCTGTCGTGGCACGGCCGGCGTCCTGGTAGTACATCCCACAGACATAGATGTTCGCGCTGGAAACACCGGCGATCAGCTGCGCCCCAGTCGCCGCACTGAAATTGATCGGAGCAACCGACATCGGATACTGTGAACACGGATCGAAAAAACTGGCCGCCGTCACATTCGGCGATTGGACATAACTCAACCAACCGCTTTGCTGGATCGTGCCGGTAGAAACGGCGCACAGCGAAGTCCCAGTCGGCGCCACTGCATAAGTGCCGGTAGTTTTCGACGCGGTGAGCACGACGTTGGTCGTCCCGCTGGCAACCGTCGAAGCGTAAAGCGGGCCGGTAAGAGCCGTGGTTCCGGTACCACAGGTCGCCCCGGTTCCGTACTCCAGCTTTAACGAACCTGTCCCATTGACCTGATTCAGCACGCCTCCGCATACATAAATCGGAGCATTCGCATTCAGAGCCACAAGCCGGGTCGTAGTCGCCGAGCTGATATTGATGCCGACGTACTGTTTCGGGAACTGCGCACACGGATCGAACGGATTGGCCTGACTCTGCGCAAACGCACGCGGAGCGACCAGCAGTGCCGAAAACGCCAAAAGCGTGAGTAGTTTGCGCATCGCCTTTCCTTACTTCCCGCCCTTCCCGCCCATCCCGGCCGGATTCGGCTCGCCCGCCGCGGGGCCACCGAAAGTATCGTGAGACGCATCGCTGTTCGGCGTCGACACCATGTCGCCGGTCTCGGAGAGATGATTCTTCATCACCTCTTCGTATCCGCCGAAATAAAGATCGTCGCCCATCGAATCGGGCTTGTTGCTATCGACATTGTTTACTTCGTTAAAAGGATTTTGGTGGATTAGCCCCGAGCCTTTTGCCATTGATCTAGCTCCTACTTCTTTCCGATTTCGGGGATGTCCTTCATTTGCCGGGCATCCCGCCGTCCGTCTTGAATTCCCCACGCCGCGTCAGTAATATCCGCGTCCGCGTCTTTGAGATGCCCATACGCCTTCCACGGCACTTTGTAGGCTTCGACTACCGTATCGTCCGTCAGCGCCTCAGGCAGATCGTCGCCATACGGCTCGCCGTTACACTTGCCGTCATAGCCCGCCGGACGCGGCAGCAAATCCTCAAGGTCGCTGAACTTCTTCATCAGGTGCCTGCGTCGTACACCGGCGCGAATTCCACCATATAGGTGATATTCAGGGCGGTTGCTCCGCTGGTGTTGGTTGCCGAAGTGATTACCGACAACTGCAACTGCACGCCCGAAGTCCAGACCAACACCTTCGCTCCAGTTGCTCCGATTGTCCGCGAAGTCGCGGCGTACATTGCCCCAATATTCGGGGTCTGCGCCGCTGCTATTTGCGACATGGTAATCGTGCCGCCAGCCTGCGCCTGAGTGATCGCCGCGATATAGGTCGTCGGCGATGCCAGCGTATCGACCAGCTTAAGGCCGAGAGCGTTGCCGCCGTCGACCGCCGGAAACCCGATCTTGAAGTCCGAAATGAACGAGTTCGACGGGATCAGGCAGATCGGCAGAACGTCAGGAGCGCCCGATCCGAGCGTGATATTGGACGCGAGATTGATCGTGCCAATCACCTTGATCGGATAGACGCCGACTCCGCGCGGAAACCCGTCTCGGGTGATGCTTGACGAATTGTAAGTAGCCAATTCTCTTTCTCCTTAAACGATGGGGTCGATTACCCGCGCGGGAGCATCCGGCTCTCCGTCTTTCCGATGTTTCGCCAACTTCAAGAAGGTCTCGAAGTCCAGATTGATCGTCTTGCTATGCCCCACCAGGATGCGGCTGTCGCCGTACATCTTGATTCCGAGCGAATGCACGCGATCGCAAAAGCATAAATCTTCGCCGTAACGCTCGATGCTCCCGTGAAATTCGGTCAGATCATGCCCAAACCACTTCCATGGATCATCGGGACGCATCGGCAACATTTCCTCGAACACGCTTCGATGGATGAGCACCATGCCCATCCCGAAGCCCTGAATTTCCTGCACGCCTTCGACGATCTCGCCCGTGGTCGCGAATTCGCCTTTCGGCGTCCGCTGCCACCACATCGGCGACGGTTCTCCGGCCAGAATCCCGAAGTACAGCGCCGACATAATTCGCGCGTCGTTGTCCTCTGCCGACTGAATCAGCAGATAGGGCAACTCCGGCGCGTAAGTGTGGTCGGCGTCCATGCACAGCAGCCATTCCAGCTTGGTGTTCAGAAAATTCCTGACGATCCGGTTGCGCTGGCCGGCGATATACATCCCCTGCTGGGGGATGACCGCGCCGAGGATGTTGCCGTGCGTCAGGTCGAACTCCCGAAACTTCACGTAGGAGTCCATGAAACCCTGATGCACCATCCCCGGATGCGGATAGCCGATCGCCAGCTTGTGTGTAGTCTCGCCCACTGATTACTCCGCGTTGGTAGCTGCCGCGCCGAGAGTGTCGAGGTCGATGCCGTAAGTGTCGATACACTGCACGCCGAAATCGGTTGAGTTGAACTGCACTTTCACGAGACCCCAGATGGCCGAGACGCCGATACCAATCTGGCGCCCGAAGTCGCGCAACTCTTCCAGCCACCGGAACTTCTGGCTGTCGTTCTGGCTGCGCCCGAAGGCCAGCACCGCCGCCTGCGCGCCGCAATGCAATGCGCGCTTGGTGTTGGCTACCGCCGTGCCCGCAGCCGCGACCGCATTGGTGACGCGCGTGTTCTCGTGCATCAGCGTCTGCCGATACATGCCGAGCGCCATCCAGAAAATCGGATTGTCGCCGATATCGCCGCCCGTCATGGCCGCCTTCTGGATATCGAGCCACTGGCCCAGACTGGTGTTCTTGCGCATGTCGGTGGCTTGCGAGGAGTGCATGAAGAGCACATAGAAGTCCCGGCCGCCGACGCGCACCGCGCGAATACCGCTGGTCAACGCCTTAGCGTTGTTGACCGCTGTATCGATAAACGTGATGTCGAATGTATTGGCCGAAGTCAGATTGGCCGCGTCGGTCACGCCCGCCGGCAGAATCTGCCGAGTCGTCGCGATCGTCGCCTGCAAGCCGGTAAACCGGGTGTCGGTCTGCGGAGTGTACCCCGCAAGCTGGTTGGCTCCGCTATGGTCGGTGCGAGCCGCATACCAGTCCGACAGCCGGTTACGGCCAGTCTTGCGCCGATCGAAGAGGATGCGCTGATCGGAAATCGGGCCGACTAGCAAAATCGCGTGCGCCAGTTCGTGAATATAGAGCGTATCGCCGTAAGTGATCGGCGCCTCTTCGTTGCCGGTCAGCGTATTCAGGTCGAGCACGCCGGGGCCGCTCAGCAATTCGCTGATACCGAAGGTTACGTTGTCGCCGGCATGCTTCTGGAGGTCGTCCATAATCATGATCAGCGAGGACTCGTCCTTCGACGCGAAACGAAAGAAGAGAACATCCGCCATGTACTGCGAAAGCATCAGCTTCGCCCAACGGCTGTTCGTCAGCGGGTCGGTATGTTGGTAAACCCATTCGGCCACGGGCATGCGTCACCAGCCGAAGGCCGGTGCCTCCAGATGGTTACGCGAAACATTATGTTGGAAAGTTTTGAGCGCCATCGGCGCAACCCATCGGACAAATTAAATTGTCCCTCGGATTACGCCTGCGCTCCGCGAGGTCTATGCCGGTGGAAGCATAGCAGAGGCTCTTGCTTTAGCGCGCCCCGCAAGAGCAAGTACGTTTGCGAAACGTACTAGGGCTATCTGTTAAATATAGAACGGCGTGGTATTTGTCAACTACATGCCGCGTGGATTCGGGCGGCGTCCGTGGCCGTGATGGAATTGCTTAGCGAAACGCCCCGATGGCGGGGCAGGCTCCACCGCTTCCTTTTCCATTGTCGGCATCTTGCCCTCATGGGGCTTGTGCTCTTTCATGCCCTTCGGATGGGCTGGTTTCTTCATGTGCTCTTCAAAGCCTTTCGGCAGTTCGAGTTTTTTCATTTGCATGGTTCCTCGCATTCGATCTCGCTCCGTTCGACCAAGTTGCCATCCGCGTCAACCACGGTTTGACGGCGGATAATCGCTCCCGCCGGAATGGTCGCCAAAGGAACTTCCGTGTTAAGAGGGAATCCTGCGCCCCACGGAACTGTGATTACCTGTTTCTTCATTTGCTCCCGCGCGGATTCGGGCGCCGCCCGACGTGTTCCGGCAGATGCTTCTCTTTCGTGGACGCGAACTCATGTAGCTCTTTGTGGGTCATCTTCGCCAGCCCCTTGTTCTTTGCATTGAGTTCCTCGGGATGGTGCTCGGCGATCGCCATCGCCTCGCGCTGCGCTTTCGATTTCGCCGGCATTGTCAGATTCTCCCCATCTGGTTCGGGTCGATACCTTCCGCTAACGCCATCGCGTATTGCAGGTCGGCCTTGAGCTTCGGATTCGCCATTACGCGCGAGAATTCGCCCTCACTCATGCCCGCAATCTGCGCCGGCGTATACGTCCGGTAGCTGCCCTGATTGTCGCCCGTATTGCCGGGAAGATGGCCGATACCCTGCACGCGCTGCCCAGCCGCGACCTGCTGGAGCTTCTGAGCATTGCCGTTCCCATTCTGATGGGCTTGCCCGTTGCCATTGCCGCCGCTTTGGCGCGAAGCCATGAGGTCGAGCACATCAGCAAGTTCCGCGATGAAAGGCGCAAAATTGACGCCGTGCTTGCGCGCCTCTGCGGTGATAAGCATAGATTCCTGTTGCACTCTCTCGCTCGCTTCATCGGGCGTCATTCCGAGCTTCTGCCAGAAACCGATGCGCCAGTTCGCAGCTTTCTGCGCCTTCTCGAAATAGTGCGGGTCTTGCTGGGCGTAGGACTGCGCCTGATATTGAATCCAGTTGCTATGCTCCTGCGCGACCTGGTGCTGCTGGAGATTTCCTGCCGTCTGCTGATATTGCTGCTGGAACTGGTTAAAGTTCGCTTCGATTTGCGCGAGTTTCTGGCGCGTATCGTAGAGTTCCGCGCCGGTCGGATCGATGGTCGGGTCGGGACGCTGCGCCGCCTGCTGGGCTTGCTTTGCTTGCTGGGCCGCGAACTGGCTGGCTTCGGCCAACTGCTTGGCGCGTTCATCGTAACGTGCCCATTTCTCGCGGAGTTCGTCGCGCTCTTTGGCGATACGGTCGCGTTCCTGCTGTGCCGCCGTCCGCTGCTCAACTACTTCCTTGAAGCGCGGATACGGAACGGCCTGTTCGGGCTTGCTGGCGTCCGGCTCTGCCTGCTGCTGCGCCTCTTGCGCGGGCGCACTCTCGGCGGGTGCTGCCGTCTGCGTCTCGGGGGCTGCGCTTTCCTGCTCCGCCACCTCGGCGGTCAAGTCCAGCGCCTCGCCATCGCCAAACGGATCAATCTTCGGTGCTGCCATAACGATGTTCTCCTACCAAGTTAGTCCGAGTTCGCGACCCTTCTGGATCGTCTCGGTTAATTCCTGCAAAGCTGCCGAGTCGAAAGTGACTTGGAAGCCCTCAATCTCTTTTGCCGCGTCGAGCGCATCTTCCATCGCGGCTTCCAGCGTTGCGCCCATCCCGCACGCCGCGCCGAACTCTTCTAGTTCCGCAGGCGACGATGCGTAATCCTGCCCTTCGATCACGCAATGGCCATGCAGTGTCGTTCGGTCTGGCCGCCCGACTTTCACCGCGAGCGGATGCTCCGCGCCCCACGACGATTTCATAATCAATTCCACGCCGATCTGCGCGAGATAATCAGGCTCTACGATTCGCCCGTGCGCTGTCTCCCAGAACACCTCCGCCCAATTCGCAATCATGAATCGTTGCAATGATGACGGAGGCTCAGGAAAGCGCGCGGTCAAGTCAACGAAGTAATCACCGTCCGGGGTGCATCGCACTTCGGTCGAAATCGGGCCGCGATAGCCATATTGCGCAAGTACCGGCGCAAACTTGTCGGCCACCGCTTGCAAACGCTTCGGCATCGGCTTGATATTCAGGACGAAACCGGAGTCCTTCGCCTCATAACCATACGCGATAGTCTCGGGATACATCCCATCTGCCGTATAGGTGTCGAAACCAATCTCGACGCACGGATCGCCAGCTATCGGCTTTTCGATGATGAAATCGGTCAGCGAACCGTATGGCCCTGCCCGTAGCGAAACATCGTCCAGCCAATACTTCGTCGCGAAGGGAGATGTGTGGTGATAAGTCTCAGCAAGCCCCCGCCAATAGGAGACTTTGATATAACACTCATCATCGGAGCCGAGCAGCATTTCGCGAAGATTGTCGATTCCCCGAACCGGCATATACTCGGCGACTCCGATACCTTGTTTTTTGCACACGGACTTGAGAAGTCCACGATCCTGCTCCAATCTTCCCGCCGCACCCGAACCGAACACCGGCATCCCTTGCGCGCGAAGGTATTCTTGCAGCGAGTTATTGCCGACATCGGTAAACACGACCAGATCGGCGGTTTCGAGGTCGTCCCAAAAGTCCATCGATCGCTCTATCCCGTCCACGCCTAGGCCGGGTGAGCCTTCAATCGGGAGCGGGAAAGCCCGCTCCCACGGAACGTAATAGAGCACCCGCGCAAAATCACTGACAACAGCTTCCCCCATGTGCGTGTAACTGCCAGACGAGTCCCATATGAGGACCGTTTTCCGACTTAAATCGACAGACATCGCGCGTTTGCTCGTTTTCGGGACGCCATGCAAGCCTTGCAGTGCCGACTAGGATACCGTCCTCGGGATAAGTGACGATATGTATTTTCGGGCGTATATTCATGGCCTTTCGGGCAGTGAGTCTTTGAGCGTTCGGCGTGCGCAATCACGGCTCCAATGCCTTTGCCGCGTCGAACATTCTCTAAATGTGTCACTGGCTCTAAGTGCCAAGGATTAACGCAGTGGCGCACTCGGCATAAATGATCCAGCTCCATCCCGACGGGGATGGAGCCGATAAATGTTTCGTAACTGAGGCGATGCGCGCTCTTCATCTTACAGCGCAGACCGAAATACCCATAGCCCTGGGGTTTGTAAATTGTCCCATCCCACAGCCAGCAGCGGTCGCTACCTGCGTCAAACTTCGACAGGAACCGCGCAATATCTTGCGCGTCCCAGAACAGCACGGTCTTTTTCGAGAGGTCGGTCATCGCCTCACGGGATGCGGTTCGCGATCCTGCTTGCGCTTGCCGCCATACATCCAGCCGCACATCCCGCAGGTCTCGCCCTTGATCGCGGTCACCGGACGGCACTCATCCTCGGCGTACTGATATTCCGGCGGGGATGGCGGTAGCTTCGCCAACGCCGCCGCGTAGTCGTCCACCAGCTTTGAATACTTCGCCTGCAACTCCGTATGCTCGGCGTGTAGTTCGTCGTAGGCGCTTTTGAAATGGTCGAGCTGAGTCTGCAAATCAGCCAGCGGCGAATCATAAATCTTCAATTCAGTCGTTTCAGCCAAGTCTTTTCTCCTTGAATTCGTGCACCTTTACGCCTATTGTCTGCCGCCCATAGCGGTTGCAGATTTGTATAATGAAAGCACGCCTTCTGCTGTTCAGTATCGGTTAAGTCGAATGACGCGCACGGTCTAATATGATCGATATGCCATAGACGCCTATTGCCCCAAGACATCCCCGCCGTGAATTGCGATTCAATGTGCGCAGCCAGTTGCGGCGCCGTACATCCGATTAAATGTATGGTTCGTGCGACTTTGCGCGCGCCCTGCTTTTTGAGCGCTTGCCATAGGGTCGCGCGCAAGCGAGTAATCATTGCGAAGGCCGGGTCCGCGTGTATTCTTTGGCGTCGCGCCTTTATTCTGCCGCCTATGTAACGCTCATGGTTACGAGCCCGCCATGCCTTCGTCGCGGCATTTGCCTTGTCCGCGTTCTCGCGATAATGCTTTCGACTTAAAGCCAATTGTTGTTCGGGATTCTCGGCTCGCCATTGACGCAGGCGGCGATTGCATAAGTCGCGATTCTGCGCTCTATAGGTTTTGTGCCACTGTCGGACGCGTTCTATTTCTCTTCGATAATACGACGCCTGCTGTTCGCGCACTTTGGCGCGATTCTCCGCGTAATATTGCCGGTTGTAGGCGCGGCGTTCTTCCGAGTTGGAGCGTGGCATATCAGTGCTGTTTAGTTTTCCAGAAGTGCGGGCCCTCATATGGAACCCTGTGCTGGAAGGTCATAAGTCCTTGAAATTCCATCGCCGGTTGATGGTCATCGCCGGGACGCAGGATTGGGCCGAACAACTCGCCCAAGATGAATCGCGCCTGCTCGAAATGCTCCGGCACCCACGAACTGATAGCGAGCATCGCATCTTGCGGCACTTCGATGCGTCCGCCATTTTCCAGTCCGACCGATTCGTACCCGATCTGTTCTTGAATCGAGACGCTGCCGACCCATAGCGGCTTGTCCCAAATCTCCAGCATGAAGCAGATACGCCACGGGCCTAGTTTGAACCAGTAATCTTCGACGCCTACCATCCGCTTGTCATAGGCTGGCCAGCGTTCCGCAATCGCGCGATGATCCGCGCACATCTGTTTCCAGTTGGCGATGTCCCACCGAGCGACGAAATCGAGCGCCATTACTCAACTACCTCCGCGACTAGTCCCAGCGCCTCGCGCAGCGCATCCGATGGCTTTTCTTCTGTCGGCTCGGCGACCACCGCTTGCGGCACAATCACGGCCGGAGCCTGCGTCTGAATCACCACAGGCGGCTTCTTGACCACTGGTGCTTGAGCACCGATAAGGGCATTGTCAATGGCGTCCTCGCGCTCGACTTGACCGGCGAGGGCTTGATGGATTCGGCAATACCAGGCAGGTTCTCCAGCGGTGAATCGATTGCGCTTGGCCTGTCGGACGGCGGGCTGCCCGCATTGAGCACACACTGGGCCAGTAGGCTGTTGCCGTACCACTTGTCCCACCACTCCCGCGCTTGCTGGTCTGCTTTGCGCCACATTTCCAAAGGGACCCGCTGCGTGGAGAATCGCGGCAATCTCATTTTGTTTGACAAGGATTTCATCCTGCTTCCTCGCTACGATGCCTAATGCCGCCGCCTTATAGGCATCGGCCATGCGCGTCGCTTCGATCTGTTTTGCGGCCTTGCGAATCTCCGCTTCGATCGAAGTTGCCCGCTTCTTGCGCCGCTTCACGACTCGAAGGGGTTGTATGGTTGTCGCGCCATCAGTTGATGTTGCTTCACCGTTTCGTCGCCGAGCTTTTCCATTAAGCCCCATAGACAATCCTCACATAGGTCTGCTTTCGGGTCTCTGCTCCAAGCACTCTCGTGGCACTCCAAGCACCGCATCTCCTGCCAGTCCGCATCGCGCGGCGTGCCCTCGCGCTCGGCGGCCAGCCGGAACAGCCGACGATCGAACGGGGCGGGATAGGGCGGAGGACGCTTCGCAGAGAGCAGCACGGTTTCCGCCACCGCATGCGATACTTCCATCGGTATCTGCTTGCGGAGTTGATGCCCCCGGATAAACCTGTTCTTGGCCTGCTGGCCGCAACCGCATTCACAATTTGGCACTTATCTTACCTCCCAAGCATCGGCGGGGTCTGGCCTAGCGTCATGGCCTTGCGCGCGTCCATCACTTGTCGATGGCGGTTGAGTTCGTCCTTCTGACGAAGCTCTCCGGCCCGCGCCATACCTTCCATACCGATTTCCGCGACCTTCAAGCCGGTCGATTGGTCGATCTGCCGCGCTTGAGCGAGCGCCTTCTGCGCGTTGGCGTCAAATAGCTTGGTCTTAGCCTGTATAAGGTTGGGATCGTCCTGCTTCCCGCCGCCCTTGCCCTTCTGCGGGGGCTGCGGCGGGTTCTGTGAGACTTCTCGATTGATATCGCTGACCAGTTGCGCTGGAAAGGGCGAATACTTCAACAACTTGAGTATCACTCGCCCAAGTCCGAACTTCATCAGCGCCTGTAGCACGCCCGAATCGGTAAGATCGCTCCATACCTGCGCTTTCAGGTTCGGATTGTGCCTTACTGAGTCGTCCAGCACGAAGGAGTAATCCAGCGGCAGCGATTCCTTGAGCAGCGGCAATGATTTTGCGTTTTCGTCGCCGCCAACCTGAATAAATTGGCCCTGAGTCCAATACTCGCGGATAAATTCGATGGTAACTTTCGCCCGCTCGCGCCGATGGCGATTCAAATTATCGAAAAACCAGCCCAATACGACCAATCCTGCCTGCTGGCGGCGTCCGGAAGTCTGCGAAGGCGTCTGTCCCATCGCCGTGCCGACCATTTCATCGCTCACGCCGCTAGAACGGGTGATCGCTTTGGTCGATTCGGAAAAAAACATCGGCAGTTCCGACGGCAACTGTTTCGATTCGCGCTGAATAAAGTCCGCGCCCAAGTCGGCGTTATCGTCGGCCTCTATCCATGCGTCAAACCGGCTCCATTGATCCTTCGCCATCACCGGATCGGCAAACATCTTGGTCTTGAAGATGACGCCGCCCTTCGCATTGGTGATGTGAAAGCCCAGCGCGGAGCTTATCGCCTTGTTCTTGGTCTTTTGCGGATCGAGCATCGGGCGAACCATGCCGTACCAACGCTTCTTTTCGTCGTCCCATTGGCCGGTTAAACAAATCAGTGAGAAGCCGCCCGGCAAATCAACCGGGTCTTCGAGCACGATGCCACGGCTGACGTAGACTTGGCGGTACACCGGCTGCAACTGGCGCACCGCAGGCGGCGGCGACCCGCCCAACATCTCCATTCGCTCTGTCAGGCGATCCCACTTGTCCTCATCGAGCGTGGTTATCTCGCCGGAATCCGCGTCCTGAAAGCGGTAGATCGGTTGCATGTCCCGCCACTGATACTGGATGACGGGCACGGTCTTTTTGGCGCTGCCGCCGGCCCCGACTTGTGGATTTGCCTTTTCGTTTTGCCGCGAGTAGTAGGGCGTTACCAGTTCGTAATACTCGTTCTGCGCATAGGGCATTTCGGGCACGTTGGCGTCGATCTTCTCCAACATCCCCGGCCATTGCTTCTCGAATTTCTTGCGCGAGATTTCACGCTTGCGCGCACGCCATTCGGAATCCTCAAGGTTGGCCTTGCGGCTGGAAGGGTCCCATCGCGCCTCCCATTCGGGAAACTTCTCCCATACCACCTTGCCGTCGAGCGTTTCCTGATATGAGACCTTGACCTCGCCCCAGCCCATACCCGTGATCGCCATGCGCTTGGCGATTTCCGAGTCCTCTTCGGGCGCGGCGCACAAATCGTCGGCAGTGCTGAGAGCTTCCGTGCAGAGATCGCCCGCCTCATCGTAGAGGTCGCTGGAATCGAGCGCGCGCGAGACTACGCGAACATCTTGGCGATTGAGTCTCTCAAGTCCAGAAACAGCGTCCACGATAGGTTTGATATCGTTGAACACCAGAGCGGGCCGCTTGAGTTCCTCCATCCGCATCCGGTCGATATCGTCCCACTGATGGCCGTCGTAGAAGCGGCTGTCGTCTTTCGCGAGACCTTGCCAGCCGTCAAAAGCTCCTTCGGAACCTTCGACATCTTTCATCACCCGCTGGCCGAGTTCTTCTTTCTCGGGAGTATCGTTCAACGCGACGGTGTTCGCCGCCGTCATAAACGGATCAGGCGCACCATCGCCGAACACTCGGGCATGTAGGTCTGTCGCGCCGGCCATCTATCAGTCTCTGGGGATCGACTTCATTCCGCGTTCGACTATCTCGTACATCTCATGCAACGCTGGGAGGACTTCGGGATACAGCGGCTCGCCGCAGTCAAGGCATCGAATGAACATATTTGAGCGCGCTAGTTCGACATCGAACTTCCACGAGCCGTCATCCTCATGGTGTCCGGCAATTCCTAAAGTGGATTCGTGTCCGTTCTTGCAGACTTTGGAAAAGCCGAACGTAATATCTTCGTTTGCACTCATGCCATCGCCTGCAACTTCTGGAGTCGCTTCGCCAGATTCGCCGCTAAGGTGCGGTTAAAATTCTGTCCCTTGAAACTATCCCGCATCTTCTGTTGGATCAGGGGAATCAGCATCTTGCGTTCTTCGGGATTCGCTACTTCGGCTGCATCAAGGGCTTCGCTGATCGGCACGTGATCCAGCAGTGCCGTCGCGTCAGTCTTTGCCCCATGCGCGACCAGCTTGTTGACCTCATCGAGCGAGAGGCGTCCGCGCGATAGGTCAGCGTGTACCTCGGGGTTCTTGCCCTTGCCCATGTCCTTACTGACTTCACTCGCGCGCTTCGAGGCCGATGGAGTCGGAGCGATCGCTTCGGAGCGCGCAGCGTCGAGCGCCTTCACGCCCGACCCTTCCGGCATTTCCCCGATCGCCTGATGCTCCGGCGCAACGCCGCGAATTGCGTCGTTCGCCCCCCCGACCAGCAGGCGTCCGAACATCTCACCGCCAGCCTTTGTCCATCCGCTTGAAATAAACTGGCGGTAGAGTTCGAGCTTCACCGGATCGGCGGCGATATTCTTCCAGCCCATTTTGCCCCCCGCATAGGCAACGGCGATCGGAATCAGTTCCGGCGCGTGCTCGAACAATCCATAGCCAAGCAGTGCCCCGCCAACCGCCCACGGGCTGGTGATATAGCGGGCCACCTTGCCCTCATGCTGCCCCGATTTAATCAGAGCATCGTTCGCCGCTTGCGCAGCCTCCGGCGTCAATCCGCTTTCCTTGATCGCGTTCTGTACGCCTTCCTCAAACTGTTTCTGTGACGGCAAGCTCGGTGGCCCCTGCATGAATTTCTTCTGATCGATCATGGTCTTGCGCCACGTCTCGATATTCCCAAACTTGGAGTCGGGATAGAGCGCCTTCACGGCGTCCTTGTTCGCCTGTAGGCGCGATAAGATCTCGGTCGGCGGCACCCCGTCCTTCAATACGCTCGAAGCGAACGCCTGTCGCATGAAATCTTGCTGTTCAGGATTCATGCGCGAGATCGCCATCTTGGTCGCGAGCGCATTTTTAGGTGCGAACGCCACATCTCCGAATGCTGGCAGCGTCGCTGCTCGTTGGAGCGGCGCCATTTCCTTGAACGGGAATACACGGTTAACTTGCGCGTACTCGTTGTTGATCGATTCGAGAAGCGGCTTATCTTCCGGCTTGATGGCATCATTGAGCGTTTCGACGATCGGCTTGCTGGCGTCATAGAGTACGCGACGATCCATCGCGGACGACCCCGGAGTATTCGCCGCCTGCATCATCTGGCCGAGCTTGCCGCGCAATGTTCCGATAGTTTGTGTGTCGAGCGGCGTATCTTCACTCGCAGCATTCAGCGCAGCGATCTGTTCGTTGGTCAGCGCGAAACCCCCGCCGCCCTTGCCCTTGCCGCCCATCGATACTTCCATTCCAGCGGACTCGACGGGCGCGAAGGATTGAAGCTCGTTGAGCGTTTTCATCGTGGCGGGAGTTAATTTCGCTCCGCGCTGCGCGGCCCAATCACTTGCCTCTTTGGCGGCTTTTGAAATATCCGACAGCCGATTGTGCGGCGCGGGATTATTCTGAATCGGATTGAAAATCGGCTCGTACTTTGCCCCTACTTCGCGGATTTGCGCCAAGCGGCCAGCGCCCATCGCCTTCTTGGCGCCCGCCAGTTCTTTCGCCCCGCTTTCCGCTCCGATCTCGTCGGGATTGGCAAGTTTCTGCGCCTGCCCGGTCGTCATTCCGAGTTCGTTTTCCAGTGCCTTGTGCGAGACGGTATCGATAGCGTTCTCGCGCATGGCGTCCTGAGCCGCCCGATCGGCAACGCCCGCACCAGTCACTTTCGATGCTACCGGCGCTAACGGCTCTCCCGCCGCCTGTAAAATCGCGCCTTGCTCCGCCCCAGGGACGCCGCCCGTGGCCGCGCCAGTGGCCGCCGTCACAGCCGTGCGCGCCGCCGCGCCTTTCAGTCCGGGCGCGTCAAGAAGCTCCAACCCTTTCGAGACCAACGGCGCGGCCTCTTCAAGCGCACCAGCGGCCTTACCGGCCAAGGGCATCGCTGCGCTCACGCCCATCGTTGCGGCTTCGGTCAAATTGTGTGGGCCAATCCCACTGATGAGACGGTGGACAGCTTCGCCAAGGTCGGGATGTCCCTTGCTGGCGAGAAAATGATAGGCGTGCTGCGCAAGATTCTGCGTATGCGTATCAAACCAGTTCTTGTCGTAGCCGTCGGAACTACCGCCGCTTATCGCAGTCGGCCCCGCGAGGCCACTAGTCGCGGGCTTGAAGTCCGCCGGATTGATTTTTATCGGAGCTTTGCCCGACTTCGCGGGTGTCGCGGGCACGAATTCCGATGGATCGATGACGTATGAATCAGGCATCGGGAGTAAACGTATTGGTGCTCGGATCGAAGGTGCCGCTCACGCCATTGTGCGTGCCGCGAACGAGAGTCGCGCCGCCCGCTGGCGCAGCTTGCAGCTTCGCTACTGCGGCATCTGCCTGTTCTTTGGCATAAGCATCCGCATCGGCTTGGAGTTTGTTCGGGTCGGCGAACATCCCAGCTACGCCAGTGGCTTTGTGCGAGGCTATATATGTAGTTCGCGCCTTGTCATACTCGCTCTGATAAATCTTGGTGACAGTCGTCGGGTTGATTCCAGCGGCTCCGGCTTTCGACTTCCCGACTTGCCCGGTCTCAGCGACGGCCTTCCCCGTTTCAGCGAGATTTTTCTTCGACGCGGTTCCAAGTTCGCCGACATGCGCCTCAATTTCCTTCTTGCGTTCTGGAACCAGCGATGTGTCCGCTTGCGACTTGCCGGCCGCCGCGAGACTGGCTGTAGCGCGCGCTTCGTCAACGCTCTCGCTACTTAAGGCAGTCGCAACCTTATCCGCACCAATCTTCCCGGCCTGCACACCCGGCAATAGAATCGAGATGATCTGCTTTCGGCTGGGACTGGTCGCGGGATCGTTGGCGATGATGCTCAGTGCTTGTCCGAGTTTGGCGTTGGCCTGCGGATCGCCCTTCAACTGCTCCTGTCGTGCTTCATTCAATGCCGCGATAGCGAGGTCTTTGTGCGTTCCAGCCTCCGATTCCGCGAGCTTTGCGGCTTCCATCGGCTGTTTGCCTTTTTCTTCTTCCGCCTGATTGAAGGCGTTCAAGCCGGTAATACCGCCATTGGCCAGCGCGCGTCCCCAACCGCCACGGCGCGGCGATCCGATCGTGCCCAGATATGCACCCAGCGCCCCCTGCAACAACGGATTCTCAAGAAATCCCTCGACCTTACCGCCGAAACCTTGAGGAGAGGGGGCCGCCGAGGTCGCAGGAGCAGGCGGAGGTGTACCTGCCGGAGTGGTCTGCGGGGTCGCGGCGGCCAATGCGGCCTGCTGCGGAATCTGAAGGGTTTGCGCAGCTTGCTGTGGTTGTGGCGCGGTCATCCCTCCAGCTAAACCCAGCGCCTTGAGCACGGGGGCTAGAAATCCTTCGAGTCCAGTCGGAGCGCCAGCCATTATTGAAGCCCCAACATCGCGCGCAGTTGCGGCGGCAACGACTGATTGCTGTTTGCGGTCTGTGGATTCATCCCCGATGGAGACGCAGGCATCGGATTCGGCATCGGCATCCCACCAGTGGGAGGAGCGCCTTGTAGCGGCGGCGGATGTGGGGGCATCGATGCTGGCGGAGGAGCCGGTCGCGCCTGCTGTTGCGATCCCCCCAAGCCGAGCGATTTAGCCAAGCCAAGCATTTGAGTCGATGCGTTCATCAGGTCGGAACCATTCTGCGCGGAACTTGCCGGCGGGGGCATCGAACTCCCGCCAGGGATAACCATATCTGGCGTGATTCCTTTCAATGCGGGATTTGACGAAAGAGCAGAGCCCGTGCCGAAGCCCGCACTCGCCGGATTCAGATTCGACATCAGCCCCGACAATCCGCCGCCGCTGGTGAGGCCGCCAAGTCCGCCCATGCCTTCAACGCCGCCGCCAGCCAATCCACCAGCGAGACCACCGAGCGCCTGCCCCTTGCCACCACCGGCCGCACCACCGATAAGCTGACCGGCCCCACTAGCCATCATCGGGACACCGATGGCAGCCCCCCCAGGGATCAGCGAAATCAATGCGCCCCCCGCCGTTTCCGCGCCGGGGATGACGTACTTGCTCATCGCTCCGTGGCCCATCAGCCTTTCTTCCCGCTCGCTAGATTTGGATAAAGTTGCGCGAGTTGATTGAAGGCTGCGGGAGAAGCCGCACCCACCGTACCTGCCGGATTCTGGGCGTTCTGGTTTTGCAGATAGGGACTCGATGCGAGCTGCGGGTCGAGAAATGCACTCGCCAACCCAGTATCGAGGCCGGGGGCCTGCACTCCAGCCGTCGATCCGCTGGAAGACCCGCCGGCTTTATTGCCGGCGCCAAAGTTGTAACCCTTCTGCTTAATGTAATCGCTCGGTATCGTCATGCCCGGATAGACGAGCGATGCCAACGATGCGAGATATTCCTTCGCGAAAGGCGACTCCCAAGCCGGAAGGCGATTCGCAGTTGTCGTCGTCGACGAAGGTTGTGGCCCGCCACCGCCCATTTACTTCATGCCTCCACCGCTGCCGCCGCCGCTCGATACGCTAACGGAATTCCCCATCCCTCCGTTTGCTGTTCCTAATCCTTGTCCGAACATCTGGAGTTCCTGAAACGGCCACATCGCCTGCTGATAGGCGTTCTGATAGCCGGTTTGCAGGACGTTCTGCGCCTGATTTTGCCCAACCTGTCCGCTCTGCATCTCCTCTTGGCTCGGGATGAACTGCGAACTGGCGGTGTTTCCCGCGCCGGTCGCAGCGTTCTGCTGCAACTGCCGCTCTTGTGCATAGGCGGGTTCAAAAGTATTGGCCGCCAGATTGCCAAGTCCTTGTGCCAATCCTTGCTGCGCATTCGAGAACGCCTGATCCATGCCCTGCGAGCCGATAGTTCCACTTGATGCCGCCTGCTGGAGAATGTTCGGCGCAATCGCCTGTTGGTACTGCTGCACCATCGGCTGCGCAGCGGCGTTGTAATACGACTGGAGCCACGGGTTGCTCTGCGGGTTGAGATATTGACCTTGCAGCGTCGCAAGCTGCTGATTCTGCGCCGAATTGAGAAAGTCTTGAGCGCCGCCAGCTTGCGTGCTGACGGAGTTCATCGCGTCGATCTGCTGCTGGGTGAGCGGTGCTACCTGCTGATTTGGCAACATCGACGGCCCAGGGGCCGCAGGAACCGTTGGCGCTGGAGTCGCGGCAGCCACTTATTTGCCCGTCATCTGGCGGAACGGGCTGGTGGCGCCTGAGCTGCCTTGCGCAGTCATCGGGGGCGGTATCGCCGGATTCGTCCCGACGATTCCCGTCGGCATCTGCGTCCCGCCGCTCACGCCCATATTGACGTTCCCCATATCGGGATTCCGCATCGCAGGCCCGTTGCTGTGCATCATCGGCGTGCCGCCCGGATTCAACGGGAATTGTCCCATCGTCGAAGGCAGCGGCGCGGCGCCGGTCGTGCCGGGATTCGTGCCGTGCATGTCGCCTTGCGGAATCGGCCCCATCTGCGGACGCTGCTGGTAGTTCGGGCCGGCTTGCTGCGGCGCTTGCGTATTGTTGCCCATCTAGACTTCCACCTGAAAGGTGACGTACCTCGGTAGCCAGCGATATTTGCGCCGGAACGACTCCGCTCTTTTCGCAGTCGTTATCCAGGCAATAACACTGGTTCCAAAATTACTCTTAGCAACAATTACGAGATAGCGCCATACCGTCGCCACCAGGTCTGGCACGTTATCTGTTTGTGAACGCTGTTTGAAAGGAACGGTGTAGGCTGCCCAGATGAAAAGTTCAGGTTTTTTCGAGAAAGGGCGCTGCTGCCGATAATAGACGACGAATCCCAAATCCTTGCCAGCACGACGCGCCATAACGCAGTTTGCCGCACCAGTCGCAAGCGCCGCATAAATATCGGCAGCAATCCAGTCAGGCTTGACCCGTTTGATAACGGCAATCAAACCTCGTTCTATGAATTGCCAGTCCTGATGGAGAGTCTCAGGCTTGGTTTCAGAGAGGAGGACGGGCCACGGGGCGAGATCAACGGTCGTCGGCAGGAACTCCATCCACCACCACCGCCTCATCTTTCATTTGCGAGTCCGCCTGCGTGAAGATTCTCCGCGCAGAGCTTGCCGACTCGGTTATCGGTTCGGGCCGTTCTTCGGGATCGTCGATCTGCGGATACTCGGGCTGTGTCACTTCGACGCCCATCTTCTCCGCGATCGCATTCAGCAAAACCTCGAAGCGGTCGATCCGCTCATTCGTCGCCTCGATGCCGTTCTTCACGCCTTCCAGCCGATTCGCGAGCTGCGTCACGTTACGCATGCTTTCCACGATCTCATCAGTATGCGCCACCAGATGCGCGTATTTGCTCTCGTCTCTGGTCAGTGCGCCGCGAATATCCGTCACCTGCGACAACATCAGGCCCATGAATTCCTTGTTGCGCTCCGGCCCCTCTTCCATCGAGAGAATCTGACGCACGGCGATCCGCGTTGCCATCGGTGCCTGCGCATTCAGGAATGATGTCGCCTGCCAGAGTTGGCCCACGTCGCCCGGATCAACTCCGATCATCAATTCCGTTCCGCCGTCAGGAACGAAATCAAGGCAGTTGCACAGATATTTTTCGCCTACTGCATTCTCGACAATCTCATTGCAGACGCGCGGGCCATAGAGCGGCACGAGGTCCTCGCTCCGGCTCAGAATCCCCCACAGATGCTCGTGCTTGCAGCGCCCACAGAGTCTCTTTTCGTCTTTCATCTTTACCTCAGCGTGATGTGTTTCATCTCTTTGAACATCAGCCCCAGCCGGAACGACTCACACTCGCACTTGCGTTCAAGGCAATGGCCTTCTTCACCATCGTGACTCTGCCGTTCGTGGTTGCAGATGCACCGCTGGAAATGGTAGGCGGATGCGCAATGCGGCGGTCGGCGTCTCATCCCGTCATCCATCCGCCGTCGCTACCGCCACCGATACCGCCGAAGCCGCGACCCGCGCCAGGCCCATAAGAGGTCCCGCCATACGCCCTCGGAAAGACCAACCCCAGGTTCGGATCGCCGATCCGGCACATAGCGTCGAGTATATCCTTCTGGCGGCCTGCATAAGGCCATAGCAAGTATTCCTTCTCAATGAATATCTGTACCAGATCGACCGTATCCCCGCTCTTGAGTTTCTTCTTGATACCCTTACGCGGAAGCATGAAGCGCCGGTCTTTGAACCACGGGATTAACCACTCGATGCGCTGATCCTTGCTGAGATGGGTATTGCCGAGTTCGTGAATCGCGAACGGATAATTGGCTTCCTTCATCCGATACCGGAAATGCTCGATGTCTCGCTGCATCCCGTACCGTTCATAACCTACCCGCGTCGGATTCCACTTCTGAACCGCCGCGAGTAGTTCCTGCCAGCACTCTTCAAGGTCTAGCTTGTCCCACGTCAGATCGAGCAACCACGCTCGTCGGTCGGCGGTTACACCTATGGAAGCGACCACGTTGCGCGAATTGGACTCGGTAGAATTGCCGGCGGGATCGACCAGCACGTAAACATTCATCCCGCGACGATTCGGCACGTCGTCAGGCTCGTAGTACGTTAGCCAATCCTGATGAAAGCCTACATCGGTCTCGTCTTTGGCTCGGGTCGGATCGAGTAGGATTTGCAGGGCGAAAGTCTTGGGCGACAGATTCTTTTTAAACCAGGCGAACTTTTCGTCGGAACAGTAGGCAGGAATGCCGTCGGCATCGAGCGGCCCGCGCATTCGCAACTTCAATACTTTGCGATCAATTAACTGTTGTGTAGTATCACCGATCTCCTGAAATGTCGCAACGTATCGGACGATCGGCGGATCAGATGCCGTCAGCAATAAGCTGTTCTCGAACTCCTGCGTCGTTTTCGCCATCATAACTTCAGTGATGGCGTCACGATTCACAACGTCCTCGTACAGGAGTTTCTTATAGCGTTTCCCGGTGGGCTGGCCATCTGTCAGGCCCGATGCCTCTATCGTCGCCTCTTTCGGGTTGCCCTTGCGCTTGACCGTGATACCTTCATTCTCCGACCATGACACTGAGGCTGCGCGACATTCGATCTTGGGGTCTTTCCAGAAGATTTCGGGAAACAGTTCGGGGAGCAGTCCATTGTTCTCTAATTCCCGCTTGATGACTACCAAGAAGTCTTTCGCCATCGGGCGGTTGTGAGAGAACAAACCAAAGGTTACTTCGGGGTCTTTGATGATATCCTGAATAGTCAGCCCAAAGGTGATGATTTCCGACTTGAACGATTCGCGCGGAGTGATGTCAAGGTTGTTGTCGGGATCGTCTTGCACCTCGCCGCATCGCTTGAATGTCCATGCGGCGGCGCGCGCATCACGGATGAAGTGCTTGCGATTCAGGATATAGACGCAGAGAAAGAACAGGTCGTTGCGGGCCAGCCAACGCAAATGGTCACGGCGGGCAGTATCCGAGCAGCTTTCGATGGTCTCATGCCACAGAGCGGCTTCTTCCGGCGATTTGCTGCGCGCAAGCGGCGGATGAAACGCGCAGGACTTGCCACGCGCAAGCGATTGGCGAAACTCGGCGATGGGGTCGAAGTCAGCCATCACCAAGCCTCGAAATATACCTTCCGGCCAATACACATCACTCCCGGCACGCTGT